AAAGCTCCTGTATATCTTCTAAAATAGGACCTCACAAAACGTCGCGTGTAATCACGCACACTAACAATAGGTCGTAAATCTGTTGGTTTGATTTCGCTCTGCTCATGCTCATGCAAAACTAGATCTTGCTGTGTTTCTACATCCGCTTCAACATCAAACTGTCTAACACTTGACTCTATCTTATAAAGAGGCACCAAGCTTGGATCATTCTTCATCCGCTCCTCTAACTCTTTTACAACTTCTTCGTTAATAACAGGCACAAAACTTGGATCTTCTTTAGAAGATAATAATGGCGTATTAACAACATTATAAGCTAACATAAGTGGTCTAGTTGCGTATCCGAAAAATTGAAAATCATCGTCGGCTGCTAAAAACACATTAAAAGAAACACTAGTCGGAATCGAGCCATTAGTGACTAGTGGCTGATGAACATATATATAATACATACCGTGCTGCAAAGCATTAAACAACGGATCACTGGAGCACGGCAACTGCTCTAATCCAGAGGCATATGGCAATTGAATAGTTTGAATTTGATGTCCTGTGAATTCAAGTGTCTCCATCATTAAATTTGGAACGGAGTCAAATGAAGGGACATTATTAATCATAAAAGAATCAGGTGAATAATCTCGTGCAATTGTTAATTTAACAAAATGAAAATTTGACATCACCGACTGTATATACAATTTCATCCCACCTCGCCAGTATCGCGATAGGAAGTGGATATTTTGAAATAAAGAAGTAGTTGCAAGCGTTGTAACATTATTACCAAGATCAGTATATCCAGTTTCAAGCGCTTGCTGAAATGGTGTTATGGGTCTAGACCATAAACACTTACCTGCTACATCATTAGCAGCTACAGAAAAAGAACCCACATATTGTGGTTTCGAAATTATCTCTGACAATAACATCTCATCAATATCTGTATCAAAAGTATAATCTCTAGTATAATGAGAAAATTGCGAAAAAGGATCTAACTTTTCTATCTGTATCGGGGCGTCTACTACATTCGTATTCTGTCTCATTTGAACAGCGACTTTAGTGGATATCGTGGCGTCGGCCGGATTATGTAACCCAGTCAAACTTCGCAACCACGCACGCCCAGAATCAATAAAATCAAAAGCTTGTACTTTAGTAGAACTAATTAGATCATACGCATCACTAACAGTGGTTTTAACGCCAGAAGTAATTCTATCAAAAACATTAGTAACAAATCCTTTGGCACTTTCCGTAAAACCTTCGCACTCATAAAAAGCTTGCGGCTCCCACACAGGATCAACATGTGGTACATAAAACTCCAACTCGTGGAACATAAAATGTACTGACACGGATAATGCTGAAGTACCTGAAGTAGGCACACCTAAAGCGTTAAATACATAAACCTCCACTTCCGCATAATTTCCCTCTAAAGAAGCGGGAGTGACTGTCGTTCCATTTTCACCTATGGTGGCTAACTTGGAATTGACATAAAATGGCACTTCCAAAACTGCAGGAGTGGCCTCATTTGCACTAAGAAATACATGAGGCCCAGCCAATAATTGGTTTTCTGAAACATTATTCGACCACATTGAAGCCGAACCTAAAGGTTGTGATGCTGCAATGAGCAAACCACTATGCATCGGGGTGCCTGCCACTTGGAAAACAACACTGACTTTAGCCCTAAAATAAACTGATGCTTTAAAGGGTATCTGTACCAATGGATTCGTTAATATATCATTGGGTATAAAAATACGAGCCAGACTAGTTCCTCTAACAGCGGTAGAATTCCATGTTAAATTCTTTATAAAGAATGGTTTATTTAAAATAACGCTATAATCCATTTCTAATTTCGTAGGTACACAACTAAGGTGTGGACTCTTCATATATCGTCTAGGAGGTTCTATAGAAGCTCTTGTACGAACCGAAGAGAAAAAATTACTAACAGTATCATCTACTGTTTGAACGACTCCATTAGAGTCGACTGGCACAGAAACCTCATGGGTATCTCTAACCAGATTTGAGTTAAACTTGTTTATATTTTTCGTAATGAATTATTTATTAAAGAAATTTGGGCGCTCCATTAACGCGCACAATACTACTATTAAAATTTTTACAAAATAAACTCTCCTTCGCTCCAAAATAAATCAATAAAAAATTTGGATTTTAAAAACGTGTATATACATGTTTATTTATATATATTGGGTACCACCCCAACTTAATTTAAGAACTTCTGAATCTGGATTTGTATACAAATTTTTCAAGTAACTAGCTTGAAAAGTTTCTATTACAACTCCCCTATCCAAAAGTCTTCGGATAAAATCTTCTAACAATGCCTCTCTCTGCGGCCACAAATAAATTTCACGTTGATAGGTATCTAGCTTAGCTTTCATGACCACATCCATCTCTTTATTATAATCAAAGAAACTAAGACCACTTTGCAGAGTACGTAATTCCAATGGACACACAACCTTCTCTAAGATATCATGAAATCTAAAATACCTCTTTAAAAACGTTACATCTTGCATATCTTGAAACGGTTCAACAATCGGATTCTTCATACTATCCGTAAACCCCATATTAACACTTTCAAAGAAGCGTGTCATAGAAATAGCATTTAACTTTTCCACTTCAATGGATACACCAACCAACTTATCATCTCCATACACGTAATCTACAACGCCATGGAGAAATCGAGTGACGGAAACACACCCCGTTTCCCTAGTATACCACATAGCGGTATAAAATCGATTGACTAATGAATTTAAAATGGCTGTTAAATAATGTCCTGAGGGCATTGAATGCGTCGTTATATAAGTGTCATCTTGAACGGCAACTATGGATCTGATAGCATTCTCCAATAACACATCAGCAATTTGTGTGCTTTCCACAGGAATATACTCTAATATAACCTCTTTTATAGCGTCTTGAACCATATTATTCATAGACCCATCCCACTTAGCTATATCACCAGCGAAAACTCCTTTTGTTGCTTTCAACGTATCATACATTTTTGGCCACTCAATGATAGGATTAATACCCACCATTATGCCATTTTCACTCCGGTTAGACATAATATGCTCAACCAACCAACCAAAATACTTCTTCATCAACACTTGGTGGTGAATCGTTCCTACTCTAAAACTCCTAGGTTCTCCTTCTTTCTCAACATTTCTTAATTCATCTTTCAACGCTTCAACCCACACTAACTTCTCCCAATCAATACAATCGCCACACAAACTTTTTTCAAAATCTTCTAACTCTTTTTTAAATACCGGAAGATACGATCCGTTCTCGAAATCAATATAATCGATTTTATTAGGTTTACATTTATAACCATTACTAGATTTTTGATTTATACCTGCTAGTAGTGTGGTACCTTTAACTATTTCTAAAGGCGTTAACAATCGAAAATCACTTCCTTCAAGGAACCTTCGCACAACGGCTTTTCCAAAATTCAACTCATTTGCACAAATCAACTTAGTCTGCCCAAAAGACTTTTTAGCTACATCCTTTACTGTACACTTACCATACTTTACTAAATTTGCAGGTTTACGTGTTACTGGAAACAAACCATACAAGGGAGAACGTCCTATTGTGCTCTTACTAGCAACTGACACTGGTAAAGCTAAGTCAAGTTTTATAACTGAAGTCTCTTCCAGTGTTTTATCATGTAAGGGAAATTGGAAAGGCAGTTTATCTGCTAACAAAATATTCCCTATCTTTAATATATCGTCGGTTCCCCATTTCATTGCTACTCCAGTGTTTTCTACTTCACAACCCGCAACGTGCATTCCTAACACGCCTTCATTATCAACTATTAATGACCCACACAATCCTTTACCATGAACATCATACAAATATGCTAAACCTTCAATTCTCGTATCAAAAAATGTATTATCCAAAGGAACTTTATACACGATCGCATCACGAGAGGTCAGCGAAGTAGGTCTACAACTCCGTAATATACCATATGGTGAGACTAGAACATGATTTGTATTGCTCGTCTTAGTCTTAAAAAAATGACCCATATTCTTAAATACGGTAGCTATATTCACGGGTAACTTGAGAACAGCGACATCACTTGTCCTGTTTTCAAACAAAACACTAACTTTAACTTTGTCATAAATTATATGATTGGATTTTTTATTTCCATAAACTGTGACAAACAAATCTCCTGTATGAATACAGTGTGCTGGCACTACAATATTATGTCCACTCATCAACCCAACAACATGAGTAACATGATTCCCTGCTACAACTACTATCTCTCTCAAATTATTCTTTATACTATTATGCATAGTATTCAAGCCGTTGACCTCAAATTTTCCTTCAAATTGACTCTCAATACTATACTTAGCACGCGAGTTCCCGGTCGTACAACTAACAACTATATAATTTATTCCATAACATAATAACATGGAAAAAACATAGATACTAATCTCCATCAAAAAGTCATTACTAAAGGATGATAACAATTCTTTTATCCGATTTACAATCCAACTTAATCCTTCACGAACATAAGACACAAACATCTCAATTACTGAGTATTCCTTCTTATTACACTCCTGTTCATCATCAACCTCTTGTAATTCTCGTTTGAGTTTCTCCAATTCCTGCGTCAAATCAAACGAATCAGATAAAGAATCAATATCGTACAAATCACCAGGACAACTATCCTTACTTGGGACTGTCCACATACCGACTAAACTACTAAAAAATGTATCACTTCCTTCTACTATATATTCTTCTATTTGTGATCTCACATAATCAACTTGTGAGGATGTTAAATTGTTGGATACCATTCTCGATTTACTCAAATTGCGCAATTTCATAATATGTTTACTTATCCAAACATAAAAATCCACATCATTATTATTTAACTTAAACGTTGGCGTCAATTCCTTCAAAAACACCTCCAAATGCTCAGGATATCCAGTCTTAAAACAACCTTCTGCTATATTATAATACTTCCATCGCGCTACACCGGTATAAACACCATCAAATTTAACTTCTGAAAAATCTATTACTTGACATCGTCGCCACAAAGCTGGGAGCTCTCGAATACAATCCTGTCTAGTCAAATTCGACAAATTCATAAATTCATTCGTTGTTGCTAGTATTATTTCACTATTAAAAAATTTCGTATCCTTATTCTCTGCCCGCGCACAATCTAACGGATACTTTACTTCAGAAATCATATTAATAAATGTTCGCCACTGAGCGATGCCTTGTTGTCCCACATCGTCCATATAAAAAATAGACTCATTTTCATAGGAATCATAAAAATCTTTTCCATCATTCACATCTTTTACTTGATGGGCATATCTAGTCATGGGTAAACATTGTAATACTCCATTCATGGCACGCGACTTTCCACATCCAGGAGGTCCTTGCAACACTATGCCAATTGGCTCTTGCCGCGAACAATTCTCAAAAGCGGCTACACGGCGGGTTAGCTTAATAAAATCTAAATACACTGCGGCCACTGCTGGTGAACGCCGTGACCACGTTAAAAAATCACAATGCTTCACACTATCATTAAACCTCTTAATCTCTGTTCTATATGTATTTTTCAACAATTTTTCACCTATATTTTTATCCTCAACAAATTTTCTCATCTTATATAAATCTGCGTGCACACCAAAATCGCCCAACTTACTCAAATATGTTCTCATTTTGGATGTAAATGAATTTTCAGGTAATAAACTTAAAATATAATCAATTCCAGAGAATAACAACGCAAACAATTTATGTATTCCTGATATATCATCACTCAATTTTGAGTTCGAAAATACATTGATTCGTTTAATAATTTCAAACAAGGGAGTTGGCAATAACATAGAAATTGAGGCTAAACAAAGCTCTTCAAGAACCTCTGGTTGAAACTTAGCTTTAATCCTTCGAACTACTAAGTAAAAGTCCGTTAGAGACAAAACTAAATCGGTTATCGACAATCCTAGCTCACAATTACGTTTAAAACGAATCACTAGCGAGATAATATTTAGCAATAAATCTAATTCAAACTCATTTTTTAGAACTTCCAAACCCCTTTTACATTTACCTAAAATCTCTATAATATCACGAACTAAACTAACTGCATCCATACAATCTCCGACAAATCCTTCACACTTAAATTTCTTAGCTTCAAACAATAAATAACTTAATCTCTTCTTATTAAACCCTTGTTGTAATCCTACGAGTTTAATCAAACTGCTCTCATCTTTTAAAACAGGATAATCACCTTTCAAAAAGACTTTCTTACTAACGTATTTTAACTCATTAGTATTTAAATAATAATAATAATATTTTGTTTGTTTTTGTTTAATTGTATTCATATCTTTGGTTGGCTATTTTTCAATTCGCATTGAAGTTCGCCGAATGTTT